GCCAGCCACCCCCTCTACAGCTTAACAATAAACAGGATTTAGTATGTTAGTTCCATCCCGTAGAAATTTAATATTAGGATTAACGTCCTTAATAGCCGCCCCTGCCTTGGTAAAAGTTGAAAATCTAATGAAGGTTAAGGTTATTCCCTTCCAGCCATATATGCTGGTGACATTGAAGGAAGGTTATTTTCGCGAGGATGGTAAATCTGTACAAGTTAAAGTCTACGAAAAAGATGACGCTTATTTCTTTTCAGAAGATTATAACAACGAACTTTCGAGATTAAGAGATGAACATAAAATGCGGATTGGGCAAACTGATTACCACTGGCAAGATGCGGAAGGTAATATCCGCATAGCTTCTGGTGATGTAAGCAATAATTTTTTTATAATAGACTTTAATGATAATTTTAAAGTTAAATCACAAGATATGACAAAATTAGAAAAAGGTTATGACTCTATAGCCATAGACCTTAATGGTAATTTTATTGACCCTAAATACCCCAATCTTCCCTGCGGTAATGTTTTTTGGTGGATGGAATAGTCTCCAAACAAATTACATTATTCTGTCAACTTTTGTTTGACTGTTGTAATTCTTGTGTTAATCTAAGCATTAGAGGTGATTTTTATGTTTAATCAAATCAAAAATTCTTGGCATAAGTTTCTTATCTGGATTGGGGTTAAAAAACCCATTCCCCCAGAAAAACCAATTCATATGGCTTTTGCCATTATGGGACTTAGAGATTTAAGAGATATAACCTACAACAATAATCTAATCTTACCATCCGAACGCAAGGGTAAGATGATTCCAAATAAAGACCCAGCCATTGGTTATAAGGGTCAGGTATTACCCAACGCATTTCAACCAGATGCAAAGCTTAAGTATTCCTACATAAACAAAGAAACTAAGGCTGTTAGATATTTTGATGAACCGCAAACATCAGAAGAATGGATGCAATTATCCGATCACAATCCGTATCATTTCAAATTTGACTATACCATAGAAGAATTAGAAATGATGAAAGAAGAACGTGATAATGGTGACATTATTGTAAAGCTTGACCATGCTAAAAAATATTATCAACCAGAAGAACTGTTTGATGAAGCTATACAAGAAATTATGAAACTGCGTGAATTAATAAAGGGCGACAAAAATGATTGATCTTAATAAAAAATACCGAACTAAAGATGGTTGTGAAGTGCGTATTTATGCGATTGATGGCACTGAAACAACATCTGTTCATGGCGCAATAAAAGGAGAAAATGGTTGGTTTATTACAACTTGGCGAGCTGATGGAATATCAAGTTTTCCCGATTATGACCTTGTTGAAGTAAAACCACGAATTAAGAAAACTGTTTGGATCAATGTATACGAAGACGGCACATCTATTCATTCGACAAAAGACTTTGCTGATATGCACAATTATTCTGGTCGTCTCGCTTGCATGAAAATTGAGTTAGATGTTCAGGAAGGTGAAGGATTATGAGCGATATTGTCAAACACCTTCGGCAAGCTGACGTTTCTATGAAATTACCCAATGGCGAGATTGGTTTGGTTAACCATGTTGCCGCTGATGAAATTGAACGTCTGCGAAAAATTATAAAAGAATATGAAAAAACCTCCAAACCACCTTACAACCCACTTTCACAACGTAAATCAATCTGAGGTAAATATGTCCATCCAATACGAAACAACTGTCCCAGTCGGATTTAGTGCAAAAGTTGAAGATGTGCTTGTGTGGTTGCAAAATGCGCAATACGGAAGCGTATATTGTTATTGCCATGGTGAGTTAGCAAAGGCGCGTGAATTTAATTCCAATATCAGCAACGCAGCCGATGTCCTTTGGAACGAAATGAATCGCGGCAGGATTGCCCTTGTGCAAAAACGTAAGGGTAAAAATTGTTTCCAGTATTTTGCTGTGAACATTACTGGCAAACGCCGCAAACAAGATTTTGTGGTGCTTGAAGGTGCAGCATGAAACATGCGCTTAAACTTAGCCATAGCACGACTGATGAATTGGTGCAGAACATTTTAGCTGCCGATTACATATCCTTGGTAAGGGGGATTTCCAAAGGATTGATCGTCATGGCAGAGGGTGAAGAAGAAAGCTGGAAACAGTTAGTCAATTCATTTGAGATAACCATGCGCTACTATCTTTCTGAGGAAGAAGTAGAAGCTATTAAGGAAAAGGCTAATGTTCTCAGTTCAGTTGACCGATAGCGAATTAGCTGTCTGCCAAATGATAGGTAATATGCGGCATATAGCTTGCCGATCTAACTTTGTTACCGACACTCAAGTGGGCAAACAAGGAAAATTTGATATTGATCAAGACGGCGTGATTGGCGAATATGCTTTTTGCAAATATCACAATATCTTCATGTCCGTAGATCTTTCAATCAGATCTGGAAGTTTTGACTGCATGATTCGGGGTAAAAGAATTGATGTAAAGACAACAAGGGTCAAAAATGGCCGACTTATTAAAACATTGAAAGAAAACCAAGATGTTGATATATATGTCTTGGCAATATTGGATGGTAATACTGTCACGTTTCCTGGCTGGATTGAAAAAGAGAATTTTACCAAACCAGAAAACATCTCCGATCTTGGACATGGAAAAACATACGTCCTTACCCAAGATCAACTCAAAAGCTGGGAAAAAACCAATGGATGAATTAGCTAAAAATATGTACGCACTTTATTGCGAAAACACCAAATTGATCGACATTAAGCCGCCAACTTGGGAAGAATTGCCAGCCGAGGTTCAGGCCATCTGGCGTAAGGCGGGGGATGTATACGATGCCAACATCCAAATGGCTCACCATCAGATAAAGATTTTAAAAGATATGTTTCGTGCTAACATGATGCAATTAACGCCTATAACACAAGAAGACTTGGATAAGCACATCAATGAGGTTCTGGAGAAATCGCGTGAGTTATTCAAACGATAAGTTTATTAGCCAAGGTTGGCATTATACTTATGGTTATCTGCGCCGCAAGGAAATGGATAATCATTATGGGTATTGCTATGAGGAACCAGGTGGGGATTTGATTTATTCAAACAACCCCGCCCACAAAAACATGGCTATATTTAACTGTTATCAGGATAAAAAGACTGGCGAAAAATACGTTTCCTTTGCAAAGGTTAGGGTCTAATGGCCATTATACAGCACGAAGGCAAGCGGATTAATTCGCAAGATTATTTATTGGCGATGGATAGGCAAGAATGCGAAGACGATCTGTACACTTTTTTACGCAGGGGGTGGAAATATTTAGACGCTTCACCCTTTACCCCTGGATGGCCTATTGAGGCTGTTGCTAAACACCTTATGGCGGTCACAGACGGCCACATTCGGCGCTTGATCATCAACATCCCACCTCGCTGCGCTAAATCATCACTGGTTTCTTGTGCCTTTCCAGCGTGGACATGGACGCAACAAACACCAACTCCAACATCTGGGCCAGGTGTCCAGTTTTTGACAGCGTCATATGCCCAACAATTGTCGTTGCGTGATTCGGTAAAATGCCGCCGCTTGATTGAATCTCAATGGTTTCAGAAGCGTTGGGGCGAACGCTTTCATCTGGTTGGGGACCAAAACACTAAAACAAGGTTCGATAATGATAAAAGAGGTTCGAGACTTGCTACATCGGTTGGCTCTGCGCTTACGGGTGAAGGCGGATCAATCATCATCGTTGACGATCCTAACGCAGCACAGGAAGCATTTTCAGAAGCAAAGATCCACGAAACAATTGAATGGTGGGATTCTGCCCTTTCAACCCGTCTCAACGACCCAAAAACAGGTTGTTTCGTCATCATCCAGCAAAGACTCGCCGAAAACGACCTTACGGGTCATATCTTGGAGAAAGATGTAGGTAATTGGACGCATTTAATGCTGCCAATGAAGTATGAACCGCATCGTTCTTTTCATACCGTGCTTGTTCCCGCCGATAAATCAGACGATGGCGAGGCTGTTTTATGGCAAGATCCTCGCACAGAAGAGGATGAATTGCTTTGGCCAGAGCGATTTGGCGAGTTGGAAGTGCAGACACTAGAAAAACAACTTGGTCCCTGGGCGACAGCGGGTCAATTACAGCAGCGTCCAGAAGTTAAAGGCGGTGGTGTAATCAAAGTTGAATGGTGGGAACCGTGGG